GATGACAGAAGTTATTCCTACACCGGTTAAAAGACAACAACCAATTCAACAATCATCAAAACCTCAAAGGGAATTTTCAAAAGACCCTATGATTAATGAAATTCTTAATATGACTCAACCATTCACATCTGCACAAAGAGTAGAGGGTGGACAAGGTGGAGGTGGAAGTGTATTAGATATGATACAACCACAAAAGGGGATGGAAGAAGATTGGGAAACAATGGATTATAGAGATATGGAAGTACCTCAAAATATTCCTCAACAATTTGAATCAACAGGTGATGGTTTACAAGATGCAACTATAAAGGCATTAACAAGAGATTATTCGGAATTAGTTAAAAGATTTAAATAATAATGGCAAGAGAATTAGGTAGAGTTAATGTCAATGACTTAACTGAAAATAATTATAAAATACTTGGTATTGGAATAAATAGAAGTTCCGATACTAATGGTATTTTTGCAACCAATTATACAACCCTAAATCAAGCTAAAGATAATTTAAAAAATCTAATATTAACTAAGAAGGGTGAAAGACTTATGAATCCAGAATTTGGGTGTGATGTTTGGAATGTTTTATTTGAACAATTGGATGGTAATAGTATAGAAAATAGAATAGAATCAACAATTAATGATGCAGTTTCTATTTGGTTACCATATTTAAATATTAATGAAATAGTATTTGATTATAATGAGAATGATATTGATAATAATAGAATTAGTTTTGATATCAAATTTTCTTTAAAGTCAAATTCAAACATATCAGATTGGGTACAAATAGGCCCAAATAACTAAATAAACTAAAATGGCAATTAAACCTTTGGATAAGAATTGGGGAAGTGATAATAAGAGTGTCAACTATGTTGGTAAAGATTTCTCTGTATTAAAGCAAAATCTTATAGAATTTACTAAAACATATTTTCCAGATACATATTCGGATTTCAACGAAGCTTCACCTGGCATGGTGTTTATAGAACAAGCAGCTGCAATAGGAGATGTTCTTTCTTTTTATCAAGATACTCAATTAAAAGAGTCGATGTTGGCCCATGTTACGGAAAGAAAAAACGTAATAGCATTGGCACAATCGATGGGATATAAACCAAAAATTTCATCACCTGCAGTAACAACATTAACTGTATATCAATTATGTCCATCCGTATTTAAAAGTGATGGTGGTAGTAGATTTGAAGTGGATGAAAGATTTTGTTTAAAAGTAAAAGACGGATTAGAAGTTAAATCAAACTCAAATAGTAATATTGTATTTAGAACAATAGATGGTGTTGATTTTGCAAACTCCGGAAGTAGAGAAGTTGACGTTCATACAAGAGATACAAATGGTAACCCACTATGGTATTTACTTACAAAAAAAGTAAAAGCAATATCTGCAAGTGAAGTATCTACTGGAATTACATTTGGTTCAAACGAAACAGATTATCCAGCATTTACTATTAATGATGAAAATATAATAGAAATCACATCAGTAACAGAAGCCAATGGCACAAAGTGGTATGAAGTTCCATATTTAGCACAAGAAAGTATATTTGTAGAACAATCAAATACAAATGGTGAATTAGAAGAATATTCTAATACCGTACCTTATATTTTAGAAGTACAAAAAGTTCCAAAAAGATTTTCTGTAAAGGTTAATTCCGATAATACATTGGATTTACAATTCGGTAGTGGTGATGTTACAATGCCAGACGAACAAATTTTACCAAATACAAAAAATATTGGATTAGGTTTGGCAAATTCGGTTAGTAGATTAAATCAAGGTATTGACCCTTCTAATTTTTTAAAAACAAATACATTCGGTATTGCACCTGCAGGGAAATCCTTAACTGTTAAATATTTAACAGGTGGTGGTATAGAATCAAACATTAATACAGGTGATTTAACTAGAATTTCTAAAATAGAATTTGAAGAAGATTTATTGTCTATTCCAGATAATTTATTAAACTCCTATAACGAAACAAAAAATTCAGTTGCAGTTGAAAATTTAGAACCTGCAATTGGAGGTAGAGGTAGTGAATCAATTGAAGAAATTAGACAAAACGCATTAGCAACATTTGGTTCTCAAAATAGAGCAGTAACTAGACAAGACTACATTGTAAGAGCTTTATCAATGCCTGAACGATATGGTAGTGTTGCAAAAGTATATGTTAGTCCGGATGGTGAGGTGGATAATAATAGTCCCGCATCTATTCTAGCTAATCCACAAAATATCGCAGAATTTACAAACCTTATTGATGGATTAAAAGGTAGTTCAAAACAAAATATTCAAAAAGAATTAGTTAAATATCTTACTCAAAAGAAAACATCAATTGGAGAAATAAATAATCCATTTGCAATCAATATGTATGTTTTGGGATATAATGGAGATAAAAAATTAACAAATTTAAATAAAGCGGTTAAACAAAATCTTAAAACTTATTTAGGTGAATATAGAATGATGACCGACGCCGTAAATATCATAGATGGATTTGTTGTGAATATTGGTGTAGATTTTGAAATAGTAGTATATTCAAATTATAATAAAAGAGAAGTTATTACAAGTTGTTTAACAGAATTACAAGATTACTTTAATACTGATAATTGGACATTTAATAAACCAATTAACATTTCTGAAATTGAATTGATACTTGCAAATGTTGAAGGAGTTATGAGTGTACCATCCGTAAAGATTTCAAACTTATGTGGTGGTGACGGAAATTATTCACCAAACAAATATAATATAGATGAGGCAACTAAAGGCAAGATTGTCTATCCTTCTTTAGACCCATGTATATTCGAAGTTAAATATCCTAACAAAGACATAAAAGGGAGGGCAATATAATGCATAAATTCTATTCATCATCATACGATGCAAGTATCTACTTACAGCAACCAAACCAAAATGCTGGAAGAGACGAAATATTAGAAATTGGTAAACTATACTATGGTGCATCAAAAGATATATCCAGAACATTAGTTAAATTCAATACGGGTTCAGTTAAAACGGATATTCAAAGTATAACTGGTAGTTATAAAGTTTATCTTAATTTAAAATCTGCAAACTCTTCCGAAATACCATTGGAATATACTTTATATGCAAATGCCGTTTCTCAAAGTTGGTCAATGGGAACTGGTACTAAATTTGATAATATTACAACCGATGGAGTTAGTTGGTATTATAAAGATGGAATCAACGAATGGATGGTATATGACGTAAATCCAGACGCTTATGCATCGGGATCAGATACAGGGTCTATTTCAAACGGAGGTGGAGGAACATGGTATACGGCATCTATGGCGTCTCAATCATTTAGTAATGAACCCGATGATATTAGAATGGATGTTACCAATATTGTAAAATTATGGGTTAGTGGTTCACTTCCTAATAATGGATTTGTATTACATCATAGATTAGACAAAGAGGCAGACTCACAAGATTATGGTATATTAAAATTCTTTTCAAAAGAAACAAATACAATATATGAACCTAAATTAGAATTAGTTTGGGATGATATTTCATTTGTAACAGGAAGTTTAATACCGGTAACGGGTACCGCAGAAGAAGGATATAAAGTTGTTGTTTCTAATTTAAAAAATGAATATGAAACAAATCAAAAAGTTAAAGTTAGAGTAAAAGCACGAGATTTATATCCGTCTAAATCATTTACTACTACATTTGCATACGATCAATCAAAATACCTAACACGTGATACGGCATTTTATCAATTGGAAGATTATAAAACGGGTGAAGTAATATTTCCATTCGGTGACTATACTAAAATAAGTTGTGATTCAACATCTAATTATTTTATTATGGATTTAAATACTCTACCAATTAATAGAACATATAAATTAAAATTAAAAATAATTGAAAGTGGTATATCTACTATTATAGATGATAAATTAACTTTTGAAATTATATAATAAATGGCACTAACATCCTTAGAAAGTATTGCAGAGAAAATATCAGAAACACGAAAAACTGAATTAGAATCTATATTAAGTATATCGGGTTCTGCTGCTATTACTAGAAACGAATATGGTGTAACAATTGTTGATAATGTAAATCCTGCATCCTCTTTGATATTTAAAAATTTAAGTAAACCAAAGTATGATAATGAGGAATTAGTTAAAGCGATAGATGTTACGGTAACGGAATTAAAACCAAATATACCAATACCAAATTTGGATTTAGTACCAAAACCACTATATGATGATCAGGTAAAATTAGTTGAAGATTTAAGAAAAGTAGTTGCAGCTTTAACATTACAAGTTGATGATTTAAAAGCACAAATAGTAGATTTACAGGCACAAGTTCAAACGGAAATAAATAATAGATTAAGTATTGAACAAACTAACGATGTGTTGACAAACCAAATAGATACATTAACAAATACAATAAATGATTTTTCTGGACAAATATCTACATCATTACAAAAATCAGTTGATGAAAGTATTTTAAGAGCATCATTACAATCACAAAATGCAGGATACTTTGCACAGATTGAAGCATTGATAAAACAAATAGATTCATTGAACGCAATTATAGATGGTTTACAATCACAATTAGGTGCAGTACAAAACCAATCTACAATTATCCAATCTATAAAAGATTCAGCTGCGGTATTGGGTGCAGAGGTGATTAATAAAGTTGGTTTGGTTTCATTTAATGCAAAAGCGGTGGAAGGTAAACCTACAATTTGGTTTGCAATGAATAATTGTGTAAGTTGTAAAGGACAAGTTTGGCAATTTAAATATGGGGAGTATATATCAATAACAAATAGTGACAGAGACCCAATAAGTGTTGAAATTGTTGCAGG